TTACAACACGCCGCTGACACCGCAGCAGGAATTAGAGTTCCGCAAGGCGTTTCCAGACTCGCGTGACCTCTACGACTATGACTTACGTGGCGCTTGGCTGTCCGGCGCAACGAAGGCGGCCAATGGTCACCTGCCCGACACCTTCAAGAAACCGAATCACCCAACATTTTCCAAGCAGAGTCAGTACTCCGGCCGTGACGGTTACATTGGCGGTGACTGGGGCGGCGATGAAAAGACGGGCTGGCGCTACACCGCGTCGCCCACCAATTTGAAATTTCACCAAGCTGAGCAGCTGCAGCAGTATTTCCAGCGCGTAGAGCCGGGTGCCCAGCTTTTTCTGGCACCCATGCTACCGAAGGTGCGACCGTGAGCCTGTTCGGCCTTCCTGACGTACTGGGCCTGCGCACGGCGGCGATCGCCGGCGCTGTCTCATTGGCGCTGGGCGCCGCTGGCGGGGTCTACACGGGCTATCGCTGGGAGCGCAGCGCCTACGACCGCCACCTGACGGCCGATGCCACAGCGCTCGCCAAGGCCACCAAGAAGGCCGCGGACGACCAGCACCGCATTGACCTGCTGAACCAGAGCGACGCGGTGGAGCAGGCCTATTTCCGCGGCCGCCTGGATGCGCAGACCATAAACCTAGTCCTTGGAGTACCCGCCAATGTCACCGTCGCCCAAGATGCCGCGGCTGCAGCTGCTGACCGCGCTGGCTGTGTTACTTTTGGTTTTGCTCGGGTGCTCTACGCCGGCGCCCACGGTGTCCCCGCCGAAAGTCTCAGCCTCCCCAGCGGCGAATCTGTTAACAGCTGCACAGCCCTTGAACCATCAAAGTTGGCCGCCGCCGTCGCGCAAGACCTTGCCGCCGGCTACTCCAACGCCCACCAACTAGACGCGCTCATTGGCGCTGTCGTCCGAAACGATGCGATCGCCACCGCGCCATGAAAGCCTTCGCGCAGCCGATAAGCGGCATCATCCGGGTGGGGCCTGACACGGACCAATATGGTAAACCGTGGGATTACGCTGTCACTTACTCGTCAACCGAACCAGGCATCTGCATGCTCATGGGGCTCAAGGGTGACGGAAAAGTGTCTACAGCACACCGCAGGGCGGTGATGCAGGTAGTGCGCAATCTTGGGTTTAAATCCGTGCGTTGGGAGCGCAAGAAAGACACTGGCAACAAAGAAATAGCGCTGGATTTGACATAGTGTCAGCATACCCTTTTGCTGCGCAGTTAAAGCGCCCATTGCGAGTGCCCCGCCGGCCCTTCGAAACGGCGGGGCTTTTCATTTATGCTACCCCGACAACCAACGGGGCTCACCATGACCGACAAGACCACCAAGCTGCTCCTGGCCGCGATCGCCGCCGGCCTGTGGGCTAACGCCTTCGCCCAGCCAGCCCGCGCTCAGGCGGATCCGTGGCTGACGATTGCCCGCGATGTGAGTGCGATCGCCAACGGCACATGCGGCAACCAGAACCTTTGCTCTGTTCTGATGCGACGTTGATTGCCGTACTTTGAACGGCACCTGTGCGCCGTACATGTCGCGCTAAGTGTTTGAAATAAATGGTGCCGTAGGTGAGAATCGAACTCACGACCTATCCCTTACCAAGGGCACTACTTTTAGCAACTACAACAACTTACGCTGCTGTTTGCAGTACAATAGCGACTGTAGCGACCTAATCGCCGTACAATGAACGGCGGCTGCCTAGCCGAGCTGTAGGGCCTGGGCGGCGCCGGCCAGATAGTCGGGGTGATACTTGGCGTAGGTCTTCTCCGTGGTGACTTCCGAGTCGCCCAGCATGCGCGCAATCTCCCGCATGGGCACGGCGTCTAGAGCCATCCAGGTGGCGCCTGAGTGGCGTAAGATATGTGGGGTGACACCAACGACCTTGGCCCGCCGACAGGCGGCCGCGAAACCGTTCTTGACCGTGTGTACGCGATCGCCGCGGAACTCCACGATGTAGGGCGAGCAGGCCAGGCGGTGGGCGGCTTCCAAGGCGGCGAATATCTCCTGGTTCAGCTTCACCACCGCCCGGCGCTTGTTGCCCCAGCCGGGCCCATAATCCAGCGTGCGACGGTCCCAGTTCACCTGGTCCCAGCGAGCTTCAAGGATGGCGCCGGAGCGGGCCACCGTCATCAGCCCCAGCAGGATGAACAGCTTCACATGCGGCTCACGGCAGGCCGCCAGTAGCGCCTTGGCTTCGTCCTTGGTAATCCAGCGTTCCCGCGCCTTTGGCGTCTTCACTGGGTTGGATATGGGCGGAACTTCCTGGATCCATCGGTGCTCCACCGCCCATGCCAGAGCAGCACGCAGTACGCCGACATGACGCAGCACGGTGCCTGCTGAACTGCCCAGAGCAGTCGCCCACTGGCGGATCGCCGGCGGGGTTAGCTGGGCAGGGTATAGCGGGGCAAGTGGCTGCAGCGCCTTCTCTGCATGCAGCAGGGCAGCAGGCGCGCGAACGGTCTTCTCTTTGTCAGCCCGATAGCCGGCGACTATTTCACCAACCGTACGGGACGATGTGGGGATGTGCTGGACAGCGATGAATCGGGCAAGGAAGGTTTCGGCTGCCCCTCTATCAGTTGTCTTAGTGCTGATCCGCTTACGGAGCCGGGCGCCGTAGCGGACGTACCATGTGCCGTTGGGGTGTTTCCATAGGTGCACGCAGTCTCATAGGCCTCCACCTGTTCCCGGGTAATCCTTACAATGCCGCCTAGGTGTAGACAAGGGAGTGCTCCAGAGGCAACCAAGCGCTGCACATGTCTGGTGGAGCATCCCCAGTGACGAGCAACCATAGTGGCGGTGTTACGGTCCTGTAGGGTCATTTCGACAAGTCAGCGATGATGCCCAGGTTGGCGATGGCGTAGCCGGCGAAAGTCAGGCCCATCCACTCGCCCTTGCGAGCTAGGTCCACCGCTATGGTGGCGTAAATGGCAGTCACCACCCAGATGAGGGGCGTGCTCACGCCACCAGGTCCTTGCCCAGGAAGTGGTCCCGCTCTTGCTGGCGCCGCTTGCGCAGTCCGTCCAGCTCAATGCCGCCCTGATGGTCCCAGCTGGTGAATTGCGCGGCGGCGCCAGCATAGTCGCCCGCGTTCAGCCGCTGCAGCAGCGTGCTGTCCGCAATGTCGCCCTTCACGCCGTCCTTTTTCCCGTAGCCGCAGTTGAACACCAGGCTAACCAGCGCATCAAACTGCTGCTGGTTCAGCGGCACGTTGACGGCGCGGCATACGTCAATCGCGGCCTGGGCCACGTCGTCCTCCAGCCACTCAATGGCCATTGCCACCGTGCAGGTCTGGCCTGCCTTTACGCCCTTGGTGTGGCCGTAGCCGATAGTCCAGATGCCCTTTGCGGCTTCGGCCTTCGTTGCGTTGTAGGCGGTGGGGCGGAATTTTTCGAAGCCTTTCAGGAACTCGAAAAGCCACGGGCCTGGTACCATGTGGATCATGGTACAATTCCCGAATAGGGCATGATACCGGCCGCGGCTAGGCGCTTTTCCTCCAGCAGTTGGAGGTTTGCGAGCGCACGCCACGCCTCCGCTACAGCTTCAATTTCGCCCGTCTCCGGGTCCACCAATAACGGCGTCAGACTATGCCTGATGACACAATCATGGTGGTCCGTGGATTTGCCACGCGCCCAGTGCAGCGGCTCGCCGGGATTGTGCTTGTCATTGCCGGCCTTGGACAGCCTAGCGATCGCCGCTAGTGCGTCGGGGAAATATAGGAGCACGCCGCTGTGGATTGGCTCTGACTTGCGTTCTGCGGAGTTGCGCGGCCGTAGGGACTTTTGCTCAGGCATGAGGCGTCTCAGATAAATTTGCAGTTCTGCGCTAGGTCCCAGCTGCAGTAATGGATGAGGTGTCGCTCAATGGCGGTGGAATAGGTGACGGGCTTGTGCGGCGTCATGTTCGCCTTGCGCGTCGGATCTAAGCCCAGTTCCAGCATGTGACCTGACAGGTCTTCGAACTTCCACACGGTGGTGCCTAAGTCCGGTCGCAGATACGCATGCTGACTTAGGCGGTTTTCCGGCGCCGGGTTGCGGCGCGCGAGCACAGGCCAGTAATCCCGGCTGCCGCTCAGGTCATAAGGCACCGTCCACGGATCGTTGTTGTTCAGCAGCCAGTCTTCAAACGGCCGCTCGCCCTGGCGCCGAACGCGCTGAGCGTCTTCACTGGCAGCGCCACCCTGCACCTGTGCACCGCCGGCGAAAGTGCCCATGAAGCGATGCAGACTCATCAGACGCGCGAGGGGATGGCGAACGAAGCCGAACCGCGGCCAGCGGTCGTAGCCCTGCGGCACGCCGTCGGCTTCCATGTGCCGGTACAGCAGCATAGAGCGCGGATAGACGCGCTGCATTTCGCGGTAGAACGAACCTGTGCCGGTGCGCGGCACCAGGATGAACACCTTCCGCAACTCAGGTACTATGAGCATTACTTGCTCCGCCGAAGGAAGGCTGGCATGCCGTCATCCGCTTCCGGATGGTCCGCGGCGTGTCCGATTTGGCGCGCAGCTTCCGCCTGCACGGCGTCCTCCGTCACGTCCTCAATGTCGGTCTGATGTGGTTCTTCTGCAGCCTTGGCCTTCGGCACGAACCACTTCTTTGCGGCGGGCTGGGCTGCCGGCTGCGGCACGGGTTTGTCGCTACCCGCGGCCACGGAGTCGTCAATTTCATCCTTCTCCGCCTGCCGCACCGCTTCTTCATAGGTTTCCAGCAGGTCGTCGGTTTCCTGGCGGGTGGCGGTGTCCATTTTGCGACGACGGATCACCATGCCCAGTATTTTAGTGTCGAATCCGCGGGACTTGGCTTCTGCGCGGACTTCTTTCATGTCATCCACAATGCCGCCGCGTTCCTCATCCAGGCGCTCCAGCCGCTCCACGAATCTGTAGAGTTCGCGTGAGGCGTTTGTGCCTTTGCGCAGGTCGCCGGCGGTCTTGGGCTCGGCGGATTCGGTCTTCAACTTCGCCATTGGTGTCTCCTGTCAGGTGTCAGCAGCGCAGAGCGAAAAAACGGCCGCGAGCGCCACACAGACACTCGCGGCCAAGTTGTCACCCTTCGACAAAAAGATGAGCGACGCGACTAAGGCGATGCCGGCGCTCGCAAGGAATCCGAATGTACGCATCAGTCCACCAGCGTCAGCGGTTTGATATCGACTAGACCGCGCTTGCGGTGGTGGAACGTCAGGGTCTGCTGCGGCGGTGTCGGGCGCATGCGGAAGTGCTTGGCGAACTCGCTGTAGCCCGGCATGCAGCCGTTGCTAATACCGAACGTGGTCTGGAACGGGTAATGGAAGTGGCCATTACGCATCTGGTGTATGACAAAGCCCAGCGCCGCCTGTTCTTGGACGACTTTCTGCCAGCCCTTGAGGATGGTGGCGGCCGGACCGATAAAGCCCGTGCCACCACCGGCGCCCATGCGGTCACCGTGCGTGAGGCAAACATTTTGGTCGTAAATCCTGTAGCGAACGTCAAAAGATTCGCTGGTCTGGAACGTCACCCGCTTGTCCCGGCGGAAGTGGTTCACCAGCATCTTGTGAATGAGTCGGTCAAAACTGTGCGCGAAAGCCTTCTTGGTGACGGGCTTCTTCACGTCGCGGTCATGGTTACCGGCGCTGCCTGGCGTCTTCACTTCCACGCGGCCAAAGGACTTGGCCAACTTCTCAATGCCGGCCGCTTCTTCCTCAAACACCAACTCCGTGGCTTCCACGTTGGTCAGCGTGTTGTTGCCGCCGTCCTCCGGGTGAATATTCCCGTCAATGGTGTCCCCACCGCGCAGATAGATGATGCCGGGGTATTGCCAGCCGCTGCCGCCATGGTAGTGGGCCAGGTAGTCGGTGGTATCAATCATGCGCCGGTAGCGCTGACTGAAAATCTCCGGGCTGTAGTCATAGCCGGCTTCCGTTTCACTGGCTCGACACACCTCGCCCACCTGGAAGTCCGACGTGAACAGTTCCGGCATGTGCTCGCGCGGACGGTCCACGCGCTCCATGAACGTCCACTCCGCCGGCTTAAAACTGACGTTGTTGGCCCACTCCAAATCTTTGAGGCGATCCTGCAGCAGCGCCATTTCGCGCAGCGCGTCTTTAAGCTTGGCGCGGGCTTCGCGTTCCGACTGCTCCAGACGGTAGCGGCTGGCTTCGTCATTGATGGTGCGCTCCTGCGCCGTCACGGCTGGGGCGCCGCCACGCGCCGACGGGTATTCCGTGAACAGCTTGGGGAATCGCTTGCGACCTTCAATCAGGCGGTTCTGGATTGCACTGCGTGTCAGGCCTGCAGCGTCGGCCATTTTCTGCTGGTTGCCTTTATGGGCGTGGTACAACTTGGACGTGTCGCGCAACTGCGCGTCCGTAAGCGAGTGGTACGCCATTAACTGTTGTCTCCAGCCTTGCCCGATCGCTTCAACGCTTTGACCTTGTGGTGCGCCACCCAAAACTGGAGGCCAAGGCCAGCGATTGCCACGCAGGCGGACACTATTGCGGCGATATCTGACAAACGCAAGCCCCAAATGACAATAGTGGCCGATGCGCTGCCAACTGTGACCGCGCTGATGGCAGTCATATGATCGCCAGCCTTATCAATGTGTTGAGGGATGTTCACGGCTATTGCCCTTCCTGGCTGACGTAATCTGCGATCTTTTGTCCCGCCACACCGCCGACGACGGCCGCCAGGGCACGCATGTCACGGGCCTGCACACCGGCGCGGCGCAGGTTGTTGATGCCCTGCTGGGTTGTGGCGGGGTTGAACAGTTGGTCCGCGATGATGCGCTGTACGCGCTCCGGCACGCGGTCGCCCACCACTGGGAGTGCCTTCATGGCGTGATAGAGCGAACTGATACCGCCGGAACTGGCCGCCATCGCTGCCTGCGCGACGTGGCCGGCGTTCGGACCACCGTCGGTGGTCTTCACGCCACCGGGCGCGATTGCATCCAGCGCGTCCTGCGCGGTGCGCAGCGCATTGCCATGCTGGTAGCCACGCTGACCGGCGGGTGAGTTCAGCGCGCGGGCCAGCAGGCCGTCGTCGGCCGCCACGTCGTCAATCGCCTTGCCCTTCATGGCGTGTTCGAACGAGTCGGTGTAGTGGCTGCCGGCGCGGTAATTGGCCAGCGCGTGGGCGTAGTCTTGGTCCGTGCTCGCGCCCAGCCCTTCGATTTGCTGGGCCAAGTTGCCGAACTCACGCGCCTGGTCCGGGTCGCGCGCATGCAGGCTGCCGGCCGTGGGGCGCATCAACTGCGACTGCACGTCGCGCAGGCGTTTGCGCACCACCTCCAGGTCGCCAATGGTGGCCGTGTTCGTCTCAATGCGGTGCTGCAGGCCGGTCAGTCCCGCCGGCGTCACGTTACCCAGCCGCGCGTTCAGCGCGTCGTTGGGGCGCAGGGCATAGTCCACGCGTGGATCCAGCAGCAGGCGCTGGCGATCGTTCACGGGCGTGTCGTTCAGCGTCAGGCCGCTCTGCGGGTGCGGCGTGTTCATGGCCGCGTCCATTTCCCGGTCGCGCAGCTCCGTCAGGCCGCGGGCGGTCTGGGGCATCGTTGGGTTCTGCGCATTGCGCAGCGTCAACTGCTCATGCAGCGGCCGGCCGCCCATGTTGGCCGCGGTCATGGCAGCTTCGGCAATGCGCGGGTTGGCCTTGGCCAGGTCGCGCAGTTGGCCCCGCGACTGCAGGCCCACCAGCTCCGCCATGCTGGGGATGCGGCCGGTGAGGTGCTGGAAAGTCTGATAGGCGCTCTGCAGTGTCGCCGGCGTCTCGCCAATGGTGTCAGCCAGCGTTTGCCATGCGCGCTGCGCCACAGGCTGGGCTTTACTCAGCAAGAACCCCGCGCCCTTCTGCACGATGGGGCCCAGGCCGGCGCTGATGCCGGCAGTACGGATCGCGTCCGGCACGTTATCGCCGTTCGCCAGCGCAGTGCCGCCGCCAACAGCCGCGTTGGTCGCCGCTGACTTGGCGACGTTGGCCACCTTCTGTCCCGGTACCGCCGCGATCGCATTACCAAACCGCGTGCCGCGAATCGCAGAAGCGAGCCCCTTGGCGCCTGCCAGGCCGCCCAGGACACCACCGACAGTGCCGGCGACAGGGTGCGCGCCAATCTCGCCCTCAGAGCGGCCGCGCGCCTCCGCCAAGTCCTCTGAGAAGCTGGGCGCGTTTTGCTTGCCAGTCAGGCGATCGCGCGCCCACTGGGCGGCGGCATCCGCCAGCGGCTGCAGGCCGAACGTCGCCTGATGGGCGTATTGACCAACAGCTGCGCCGAACGAGCCCTCGTCCTCACCCATTTTGACGCCGCGCTGGCGGGCTTCTGCGTGCGGATCAACGGGCTGGGCCGTACTGGGGTCAAACGCCGCGTCGGGTTTCGCGGTGGTGGGGTCGAACTCCATTACTGCACCGGCACGAACTTGCCGCCCCTGTAGGTCGCGCGGTTACCTTTCGCGTCGGTGTAGGTGACGCCTTCCTGGAACTGCGGTGCGTTGCCAGGCGCGGGCGCTGCCATGGGGTCGTCGGTGCCCGCCGCCTCATGCGGCTCCACGCCGTACATGGCCTTGAAGCCCTGCGTGGCGTGCTGGTGCAGCTTGTTGACAGTCTGGCGGAACAGCTTGGCGTGGTAGGCCAGCTGCTTCGCGGACTGGTCCTGCTCCATGTTGCCGAACAACGTCATTGCTGCGTTGGCTTCGGTCTGGAGGATGCGGCCAATGCCGGTTTGGCCCTGAGAGTTCTTGAGCGAGTTGATCCACGCCGTCAGACCCTGGGCCGACAGCGTTTTGAGATTCGCCTTGAGGTCGGTTTGCAAGCTACCCGGCAGCTTATTCAGCAGCACGCCGGTACCAGCCGTGTACGGGCTAATTTGCTTGTCCACCGTGTCCAGGATCTGGTTGGTGGTGGCGAGCTGCGTGCCGGCATTCACGATGCTGCTGGCATTGCCGATCGCAGTCTGCTTACCCTTTGGCGGCAGGCGGTAGAACAGTGCACCGTCCTGCGGCGGCTTGCGGCTGAACCCAGGGTCGCGCGTCGTTGGGGGTAGACGCTCATCCATGGCGTAGCGGCCTGGCTGCGGGCGCGACGGTTTTTCGTCCATAGGCTGCGTGCTGTAGCCGCCAACACCGGGTAGTGGCAGGTCGCCGTTAGGGTTGCCGAACTGGCTGTTATTGGCTGTGGTGCCAGCGCGGTAGGCATTGGTGCGGGCGTTCACTTCGCCTGTGCGGGCGCGGCGCACGCCTGTGTCGGCGTTCTGCTGGCCCTGGTCCGCGCGCTGTTGCTGGGTAGTGCGCGTGCCGCCCAGGTTCTGCTGGATGATGTTTCCATACTGGTCACGGACGACAGCCACGGGGTTGCCGTTGGCATCCGTGCCGTAGGCGGTGGCGCCCGTGATCTTGGTGGGGCCAATCATACCCTGCATGAAACTATCCAGATGACCTGCGCCGCCGGGCTGAGTGAGCATTTCGCGCAGCGGCGCAACCTGCTCCGGGCTGAGCCCCAGCAGGCCTGCGTTGGGCACAATGAGGCGGTCATACATGTCCGGCGACACGGTACCGTCCGCGCCGGCGGAGCCCTTGAGGATCGCCGCGGCGCGATAGGCCGCCATGCGCTGGCGCTGGTTCAGCGTGTCCTGGTTTTCCAGCTGTGACTTTTGCAGGTCCGCTTCGGCCTGCTGTACTTGCGTGCCAGCAGTCTGGCGCTGCACCGACGCCTTGCCAGCGTTATAATCCGCCACCGGATCATAGGCGATGGAAGGCCCGTAAACCTTGTTCAGTTCGTTGTAGGCGTCGGTCTTGCGGCGGCGCTCAAAGATGCTGTGCGAATAGTCGGCGCCTGCCTGCACTGCCAGGATGGGGTTCTGAGGCATTATATATCCCCAAAAATGTTGCCGATGCTGCCAAACAGGCCGCCGATGCCGTTGCTCATGGCTTCGCCGGCAGCCTTGCCCCCCTCAGTGCCTGCTTGGCCAATCATGTTGGCGGCGGTAAGCCCGCGGTTGGCGGAGGCGTTGGTCTGGTTCAGGTAGTCGTTGAAGTAATTGGATGCGAGCCCTTGGCCGTACTTCTGTAGGGCCTTCGCTGTAGAGCCGCTGTTGAGCAGCCCGCGCGCCGCGGCGCTGCCGGTAATGGCCTTGTCGCCCTGATCCAGCTGGAAGCCGTAGCCGGTACTGTTGAGATAGTTGTAGAACGCAGGCGACGACGCGCTGGCTGCTTCCGGCCCGTTTAGTCCCAGCAGATTCGCGGACTGGTCGTTGGCCTTATTGCCCGTGTTGACGTAGCCAATGACGCCAGGGCCAAGCCCCTTGTTCGCACGCTGGCCGGTCAAATAATTATAGCCGGTTAGGTCATTGGACTTGGCGGACTGGCCGCCGAGATAGGATCCCGCGCCGCCAAAGAGGCTGCCGATTGCGCTTGTAATGAAACCCACGACGAACGCTCCATAATGTAGGAAATGCAGGAGCGGCCGCCGGAATCTGTTGCTGTTCCAAGGGGCCGACACCCTAGAGCGCGGACGATCGCGCGGGACGCGCGATTCTCACGTGGTATCAGGCCAGTTATAGCTACAGCGTCGGTTTTTGTAAATAGTGTAGCGAAAGCTGTCCGCAGGGCTGTCAATGCATCCCGCCCACGGAGTTCAGTTGTTAACAGAAAGTGCGTCGCGTAAAACGCTTCACCCAGGCGCTCAAATAGGACCAGGCCGCGCTCGTCGCCCACCATAAAATTGCCAGGCCGAGACAAAAAGCCTGACAAATCAACAATATCGCACCCTGGGGCGACCCAGGGCAGCACTTCCGGGCGGTTCACCACCCAGTTGAGCAGGGCGACTTGAGCTGATCGCGGCGTGCGCATGCGGTTCGGCGTACTGCTTTAGAGTCTTAAAAATACGAGCGGGATGTTGCTCAAGCTGTCGTAGGTAACACTTCCAAATGGGTTAGGAAGGGCGCCCGCAGAAAAGGTCCAGCCAACGTACACATTGGCGCCCGCAGCCGCTATGTTGGAGCCGTCCCAGCCATACCACGGAACTGAGGAAGACGTGCTATTCGTCATTCTGATAGATGGCGTACCGTCCGACGCACACGCAAGGAAGTGCCACCCCGCAGACAGGCTGATGGAGAGGCCGGTAAGCTCTATGATGCCCGTGGCAGCAGCCGATATAGTGCCGCAGTCGTATTCAAGTGCGCCTGGGATACCGCTGCTGTTGGCGTAAACACCAAGCTCTATAGATTTGCCAGCAGCGCCTGCAGAAATGCTTACGCTGATCTTTGTGAAGGTAGTGGCGAAGGGGACATAAAATGGCGTCACATAAAGGCGATTGGCCACCATCGCGGTGTTGGCGCCGTTGACAAATCCGGGATACCCATAATACCTGCCGGACTGAAACCCTGGGTGATATCCGGCGCCGGCCCCGCCAGAACTCGGCACCGCGGTTAGGGTCGTCCCCGACATGGAGAGGCCGCTTCCGAGCGTAATTTCCTCAGTATCACCGGAGCCGCTAGCCGAGCCACGCCCCAGCAGCTTGCTGGCCGCAGAAATATTCTGCATCTTGGCATAAGTGACAGCATCGTTGGCGATGGTAAGCGCCCCGGTGCCGGTATTTAGTGTAGCGTCACCGCTGACCGTAAAGCCGTCAAAAGCACCAGCGTTGTTATATTGAATCTGACCGCTGGAGCCGCCCGGTGCGCCGCCTGTGTGCGCATCAACATAAGTCTTGACCGCTTTTTGAGTTGCGATTCTGGTGTCAGAGTTGGCCGCAAGTGTACCGTCGGTATCGGATGCCAGGAAAGCTGCGGTGCCGAAGGGCGTTCCGTTGGACTTGGTGACCGTCAAAGCACCGGCGCTGCTCAATGTGCCGTCGCCGCTCATTGTCTGCCCAGACCAGGAAGACGCTCCGCGTATTAGAATCTGACCGACAGTAGCGCTTATAAGGTCAAGCACTGCGCTGACGGCTGCTGCGTTGGACAGATCAATTATGGTTTTGTTTATGGTCTGCTGTTGCTGCCACTTCCGCATAAAATCGGGCGTTGGCAGGCCGGCTTTATCTACAATCGGCACATTCCAGAACAGCGGGTTTAGTTCAGTCGTGGTCACGACTGCACCTGCTGCGCCGGCTGTTCGTCATCGAATCCGTTCAGAAAGGCGTCGCATCCCTCAATGCTGCGCGGTCCGCCGGTATCGCTAAATTCAAAAATGCGACCGGGGGCGCCGAAAGACCCAAGGGAGCGCCACCGCAGTTCCGTCGTGAAATCGTCCTGCTCCATGGCAATGGGGAAGTAGTCCGACCAGGTGTTGCCATTGTCGTCGCTGAACCGCATGTTCATGATGGAGCCGCTGGAATTACCAAGATCACCCAGCGAGGCGGACAGCAAAAGCCCGTCGCAACCGAAGCGATCGCGCGACCGCGCGTCAATGCCGCCGGTTACCACGTGTGGAATGTCATAAAGGCCGTTATCAGTGAGATTGGTCGCGGCGACTTCCCACACGTCGGTGGTGGCCAGGTCGCACCCAACAACGCGCTGCCCCCACATGCACCCGCACGCAACGTCCCACTGCACATACGCGAGGGTGTACCAGTTGCTCCAGGTCTTTGTAGTGTTGTCGTAGAGCCAAGTGCCCTCCGCGCCGAGGTCCAGCACATAGAAGGTGTGGCCATCCAGGACGAACGACCATGCGCGCTTACGGCTGGTGGCGGGTCCATCCGGCGTCCCCGGCTGCGCTGGAGGCGCTATCGGATTATCGACGTAAAGCACAAACCAACCGGCGTAGGAACTGGGGGTGGCGTTGAGGCGCGCGGGGCTTCCAGCCGTCTCCAGGAACGAAAGATTGACGACCAGTCCGCCCAGCGTGTCACTGTAGCACTGAACTCCGTGCGGCGTGACGCCGGCAAGGCCGCTGGTGTAGCTGGTTGAACTGCCGTCAGAGGTGTCAACGATTGTCACTGTGGTAGGCCCACCACTTAAAATGGCGACTTTCTGGTTGAGGATGCTGCTCTGAGAAAACTGTTTGCCGCCCGGAATTGAGGATGCGCCAGGGTTCGGGAGCGCGCTAACCCAAACCACGCTGCCGTCGCTAGGGTCAATTTTGACCAAATAACAAGTGTTTGTGACACTCTCATCGGTGTATACGATCGCCAGTAATTTACCGTCCGTCTGATCGCAGCACACGCCGTTGCAGTTAATCTCAGTCCAGGTTGCATCAATGTCCGCTGGCGCAATTGTACCGATGGTTGAAAATGCCACCAGCGCGCCGCAGCTAGCTTGGCGCAGCGTGAGCGTTTGAGTAGCCGCGCTGCCGGGAGTTTCAATCCAGAAACCTTTATTTGATCCGGGCTTTCCCGCGCAAACAAATGCGTGCGTGCCGTTCACCCATGGTGTGCTGGTGATGTAGCTAGTACCGCGGCTAACGGTCGTGTACGCAAGCGCGCCGAAAATGCCGCCGCCAACGCCCACGTCGATAGTGAACTGACCAGCTGCAGCTTCGACGTTGGTAAACCCACCGCCTCCGTCAACACCACGCGGGTAAGCCCAGGAGGTAACAGGCGCCAAAGAGTCACCGCTTAGCTTCGCAAGGCCGCCGGCATACAAACTGGCTGGATCGCGGCGGTATAGATCGCCGTTGGCGTCCAGGCTATAGGGGAAGCCCTCGCCTGTTGAAGTAACAACAGACGCTTCCTCCAAGCCAGTCAGAAGCCCAACGCGCGCAAGGTGAGAACTGCCAGACCCAATGAAAACGTAGTTGCGCCCCCAATCGACCGCGCACTGTGTGACGCCGGTTCCGCTGGGCACGTTTGTTCCATTTAGCGATTGAATTTCTGTAGCAAACGTCATGGCGTCAGCCCCTGCTCAAGACGCAGCTGACGCCGTATGCGTTCCTCGATGGAATTGGTTGAAATGCGGTGGACGCCCCATACCGCTTCGCCGCCAACCTGATAACCGATTTGATACACCTTGCCGTCGTTGCCAACAAGCACCACGCCGTCATCCACGATGACAGGCGTTCCCTCGATCACGCCGCGCTGGTATACACGACCCTTTACCGGGGCGAATGGCGCCGTCAGGTCGCCAGTGGCATACCAGTTCTCTGCCGAGCCGTTGCCGCATATAAGCGCCTGGTCACCGACGGTGAGCATGTCCAGGATGTTGTCCGGCTGCGATTCTTTCGTGGCGAAGTTAAGCGGATCTATCGTCACTTCGCCTGGGTTGATCCAGTAGAACTTACGGGTGTTGCCCACAGATGCCAGCACATAGCCGGACACCGACGTGAGCGCCTTTATCACCTCGTCGCTGCCATAACCCGTGACAGACTGCAGTGCAGTGCCACCGCCGCCTGTGAGCGTTGCTGCGCCCCAGGAGACATTACTGCCGCTGAATACAGTAGTGGCTATGGCATTGCCGGCGCTGGTGTTGTCAATCGCCGTCACCACCAGGGTGGTTTCGGTGGAGGTGGCGGTTACGTCAGCGTTTGCAGCCGACACCGACGAACTGTAGTCGAACCCACTGATGCCGGAGAAATTCAGCAACTTCACCATGTTGGCCAGCGAATCCTCATCAGCCGTCAATCCTGTGCCAAGTAGCGCCAGATAAGGATGGGCGGAGGTGCCGTCAGGCGTCGTGCCGGGGTTCACGCTGGACGACCAGCTGTAGTAGGTCGTGCCAATCTTAATGACCTGGTTGGTGATCGCAGCGGTGCGCGTCAGCGTGCCAGCCGCATGCTCGCTGAAATACTGAAAGTTCGTCCCGTCCGCGATGAAAAGATACTCGTAGCCGATACCCTTCATCCAGGCGACATACGGGTTTCCGCTGTTGGCGATCGTGCCCGTTATGTGGGTGGAAGTGGTGCCGTCATAGCGCCACAACGAACTGCCGGACACCACAAACAGGTCGCCATTGAACAGGCCGGGGCGCGAGTAGGTGCCGCGCAGAGTGCCGCCAGCGAACTGCTCCAGTGCGCTTGAGCCGGGCCGCCCAAGCAGCGCTACCTGTTCGCGCAGGTTCGGGTCATCTTTTTCCACATAGCGGTTTTCGACCCGTACAATGGGCTTTCCCGCCACGATGCGATCGTAAGCATTGATACCAATAGGAATCGCGACCATGGCTTACCACCACCATTGACCAGCGATATAGCTCTGATAGCTCCGCGGTATTTGTTCGCTGCCGTAGACCACTTCGGTCGGCTGCCGATAGCGCGCGTAGAAGGCCGATTCCGCGCGCAGCGCCGTCTCAACCGTTTCCTTGGCGATGATCTTGCCATACGCCGGCGCCAGCCGCTTCGAAAGGGCGCAGATGAAAAAGTCGTCAAACTCTGACGGATACGGAAGCTCGTCACCAAGCTCCATGTCCTCTACCAACACCCAGTCGGCCAGGTCGTCACGGTAGAACCAGCGCTGGGGAGTAAAGGCGGGGGAGGCGAAGATGAACGTCTGTGTAGCGGCACCTTCGATCGTGCGGCCGTTGCCGTTCAACGTCAGAACGTCACCCACCTGTCCGCCATCGCCTGCGCCGGAGCCCTGCACCACCGCCATTTGGGAGCCGGGGTTTGGGCTCTGCGGTAAATAGACCGTCAGCGTGGTGCCGCCGTACACGATGCGGCGGTTATTCGGCGGATAGAGGTAAATGTTGCTGGTGGCGTCGTTGCATAGCGGCGCCTGCGGGTAATTGGCGGCTACCGGCGCAGTGCGCTGCGGTTGCGGCGCCAGCCAATCGCTAAGGTTCTCACCCATCTTGTAGCCGAGCAGCCCACGAACAAGGCGATTGAGCTTGTCCAGGGCTTCGTTTTGCTCCGGCGTGGTTGGCGAAACGCCCACCGCGATCAGGTTGCCCTCACGGAAAGCCGCCTGAATAATGCTGACGGCGCTTGTCATCGCTTACTCCACAGGCGGCAGCAGTTCCACCAACGCCTTGGTTTCAGCAGACGGGTCGAAGGAAATGTTCGCTTCCGTAAGGAATTTGCTGACGGCCTCGCGCAGCACGGCATCCAGTACTTCCACCTTGGCCCTCGGATCGTGCGCGATTCCGCCCTTCTCCAGCAGCTCCACCATTTCCTTGCGGGTCAGCGAAGGCTTGCCGACGGCTTTGCTCTGCGTTGCGCCGTGCTTTGCCGGGTCGTCCAGCCAGCCCTCCGGCACCTCGCGCGAGTCGTGGAATACGGCGGATTCGCCATTGGGGCCATAGCGGAAGGTGGGGCCTTTGAACTCATTGTCTGCCATTGGTGTCTCCGTTGTGATTATGCGCTGCGCGTGGCCATGCCGATGGACTGCCACACGCCGGCGGCGATGCAGGTAAATAGGGCGGATTTGCCATTGGTCAGCGTTGCGGCCGCGCCAGCGGACAGGGCATCAATCACGTCCGTGGCCGCCTGCGGGAACACCTTGGCGGCAGCTGCGCCAGAGTTGCTGACAAAAACCTTGGTGCCGATCGTCGCCGCCGGCAGCTTCACAGCGTCGTTCGCATTGGCGACGGTGGACACGTTGTTGTAGCCGGCCGACAGCTGTGTGGCGCCAGCAATGGTCTGCGTAGTGCCTGCCGTGATGCCGGTGGCCGTGGAGGTGATAGAATCCACGTAATGCCAGGCGCCGTTCGCATAAACGGACAGGGCGTTGGTGTCAGTGGCGTAGAAAAGCGCAATGCACCCCGTCGGCACTTCTGGGGCGGTGGGGCGGTTGGCGGCAGTGTCCTGTTTTGCCAAGGCAAGCCAAAGATTCAGCGACATGACAAAACTCCAGGAGAGAAGGGGCGCCGGTGGTTGCCGGCGCCCGTACTCATTACGAACCGCAGATGCGGGTACCCAGGAACGGATCCATGACGGCGGCGCCGTAGATCATGTCCCAGCGGTGCACGTGTGCGCCGGTGGAAATGTCGGATCCGCGCCAGTAGCGGATGCTGATGCCGGTATCCGGGTCGGTGGCGAAGCTCGCCACGCCGGTAAACGGCATCTGGAGCCGCGCCGACACCAGCGCGATGGCACGCTTGTGCCAGGCCGCCTTGACCTTGTAGCCCGTGGACAGCGTGCCCACGAAGGTCAGCTTGGCGTCATCGGCCGGGATACTGTCCACCGTCGCAAAGGCGGTGTTGGTATCCGTACTGGTGCCGTCGTTGGTGCCCTGGACAATGATGGGCGGGCTGATGGTCAGAGCGACGGTGCCGGCGGACACGTCGGTGGTTGCGTCGGTGGTGACGGTGAACTGCTGCAGATAGTCCAGCGCCTGGTTCGCGCGCCAATCCCAGGCATACACACCCGCGATCGTGAACACTTCGCCAGCCTTGATCGTTTTGGCATTGCCGAAGGTGTCCGCATTGAACGTCTGCGTCATCGTGTCCTTGACGGTACGATAATTGACGTTCTGGTTGGCCCCGTTCACCTGGGCCGTCGCGTCGTTCGGGCGGGTGCCGGTGGTCAGGGTCGGAATGTTCTGGGTCGCATACCAGTCCATTTCGCTGATGAGCGGAATTTTGACCTTCTGCAACGCCGTCGCATTCTGCGCCGGGGTGAAGCTGGACAGCAGGGCGCCGCGGATCAGTTCCGCGTCGGTGAAGCTGAGAGTCGAGGAAATGTCCGAATTGGGCACGCCCTGGCTCATCAGGCGGGTATGGGCCGCCATCGCCTGCGCGGAGCTGGCGACGTTCTTGCTGGGATCTGAGGCATTAACCCCGCCGGTGGTGGCGTTGCCGGCCACCCAGGAGTGGAAGCCAAGGACCTTGTTCTGCAGGAAGCGATCCACGTCATGGGCCAGTGTGGAGGCGGCCGACTTCATGGACTCGTTGCGCATCAACGAGTTGAAGGACTGCACATACTCCAGGTCGCCCACGGAAATATGCACGTTCTTGTACTGGTTGACGGCGACGTTCACGCTGCCAACCACCATGTCCTGCGCCTGGAGAGTGGCGCCGGATTTGGCGATGAAGCGCGGGGGACGCTTGACGGAAATGGACAGGCCGTTCTGGTCAGTCACCTGGTCCTTGAACTGTCCGTCCACCAGCTTGCCGGTAACGAGCTGGTTTTTGAGCAACAGGAGCATGACATTTGCATACTCCTGGGCATTCAGAAATTGATTGGCCACAGCACACTCGCATCAGTTGTGCGTCCCGTTGGCCATTGCTTCGAACGATGCGAAGTCGGTTGTGGCCGAATTGGGCACGCGGTTTCCACCTGCCCCTTTCGATTTTTGAAGCGGAAGGGGCGCCTTGCTCTCACGCGCCTGACTTGTCCGGGGTTGGGGGAGTTGCCGCTTCGTCCTGGCCTCAGCCGGGGGCGTGCCGTCGCCTTCGTCCTGGTCATTGTCGGGGCTGGCAGCCGAGCGGGCTGAAAGTTCGTCTTCTTTTTTGACGAACCAACGCACTTGCGCGGTTTGCGGAAGTGCTGCAATTCTGCGCGCTTCCTTGATATCGGAAGCGAGTTCATAAGCGATCGCGGGACCGTGATCCGAATCCAGGATCATTTGCCCGAGTGACGGTGAGCAAGGCCACCCGTGCGGGTTTTTCTCGCTGACCAAATTCCCCATGACAACATCGTGGAAGTCGTCATAGAGTTCCGCGCCTGCTTCCTCGAAAGCTGCTACGGTTTCCTTGAACGCCTCGGCCGCCTCATTGTCTTGCTGAGACTGCTGTTGCGTTTTGCTGCGTTCCTTGTCCGCGGCAAGCTCTTGCTTGACTTCCCAACGGGTCAGGTCCGCGATGTACTTGGAGTCAAGCTCACCATACGGGTACTTTTCAGTGTCCGACGGGTCCGGCTTGTCACCAGAGGCGTCGTTTTTATCCGCTGGCGTGCCTTTTGTCAACGGCTTCTCGCCGCGCTCCAGCGCTTCGACGCGCCGGCGCAAGTCTTCCTTCTCAGCGCGCTCCTGGTCACGTTCGCGCTCCGCGGCGCGGCGCAGGCGTGTCAGTTCGCCAATACGCGAGTTGGCGTCCTTCTTGTGCGCTTCACGGCGCGCGGCGCGCTCCTTGTCCGCCAGAGCTTTGCCAACCGCGGCGTCCGCTTCCTCATCGGTCAGCTGGGCGCCCTTTTTGTCGGTGGCGGCCTGGATCGCTTCGTTTTCTTCGTCCTCGGTCAGCTCCACCTTGGCGGAGCCCTGAGACGGCGCCGGGTCCTTCTTGTCGTCGTTGTTCTTGAGCTGTTTGGATGGCTCGTTGCGCTCCTGTGCACGCTGCTCGTCGGCCTCCGCTTCCGCGTTCTGGTCAACAGTGGGCTTGCCGTCAAAAGTCTCGCCGTCTTTCACGGCAAAGCTCTTGAACTTGCCCATTTCTTCTTCAACGGTCGGCACCTTGCTTACGGCATCACTGGTCATACTTGTCTCCTGTTATTCGCCGGTCGAAATTCGAACGGCTTCCATTCGGTTGCGCGCTTCGCGGTCCTGGTTCTGCGACTGCACGTTTGCGGCGTTGATGGCTTCCTTGACGGGTGCCAGCTGCGCTTTGGTCGAATAATCATTGGCCCGTGAATAATTGAGCGCAATTTCAGACTGGGTTTTGGCAAAATCTGCCCGCGCCATTTCAAGCTGCATCTGCTGTTGTTGCTGCATGCCCTCTTGTGCCTGTTGCGCCCGCTGCAGTTCTTCTGGCGTCATGTCTTCCGGGCTCACAAGGCCCGGTGGCAGCATCATGCGGATGCGCTTCTTGAAGTCCTCAGCGCCCGGCCAATCCATCATGTCGGCCACTAGGTCCAGCGTGTACGCGGCCACCTGCGGCTGCGCGTTTATGAACGCCATCATGGATTCCACGCTTTCAATGCGCTTGGTGGCGTAGTTGGGCCCGGTTTTCACAGTGACGGCATAGCGCCCGATGGAAATGTCAGTTTCCGGTTTTCCCACCTGGTTGATGGCGGCCATATAATTCTTGGCGTCCTCGCCTATCGCCTTAACCACACGCGCGGTGTCGTAGACCGAGCCCATGAGTTCATTCATGGTGCGGCCGCATTCTTCCTGGGCCATCGTCAGATTATCGTGATAGATGATGGTGCCAATGTCGCTGACGCGCTGGCGGGCATTGATCGCGGCGCCGCTCACTTCATTGGACGGCATGCCAAGATTGGCCTCATGGATGTTGGATACATCCTTGAGGTCCTGGGTGGTCATTTCCGCCATCTGCAGGAATGCCGCCTCAATCTGCGCCGGCGCAACTCTCTCCGGCTTGCCGGATGAGGTTTCGTCCCAAATCAGCAGGGGGTCGTCCGACATATGCGATTCGCGGAATGCTTTTTCGCGGCCCGCCACGGCATCTTTACCTGCCAGCCACACCGCCCGCGGCGACTGCATCAGCCGTTCGGCTATGATGCTGCGCCAGAAATTATGCAGGCGCTGCGGATCCTTCATGAATCGCACCAGGCCAAAGCGGTGCTTCACCTCGCCAACCTGCACCTCCCATCCCGGCACCCGGAATAGCGGCACGCGCGATATTTCCAGGCGATACGGGCCCTCCAGCACGTCCATGCCGGAACACTTGTACATTTCCGCGTAGGGCCGCTTGACTTCTCGCATGATGGGCGAGCCGTCGGCGCGGGTGGCGACATTGGAAAGAATCTCCTGCGCCTTCTGCAGGTCAAAGCTGGGGTGGTCCTGGTCCGTCAAGTCGGTAATATCCACCACGCGGCCGTCGGTCAGCATGGCCAGCGTCCGCAGTCGCGTCCGCATGCGCCAGTATTTCACAATCCGCACGTCATCCAACGACACCCAGCCGTTCATGCGCAGATCGCCACGCAGAGCGTAATCCACGTCCAGATCCGAAGGCGTCGCCCACGGATACTGAGCGTAGAAGTCGTCCTTTTTCATGGTTTCCACGTCAAAGGCGTGGGTAGCGTCGCGGCCGGTTGGGTCGTTAATCATCCGATCCCACACGACGCTGAATGCGTCGTTGCGCGGGCTGATGACCATTTTCTGCTCAAAAACGTCGTCGCACTCGTAATCCAGCTCAAGCGCAAAGTTGCCGATCGCGCACATGGCAGCGTTTTCCAGCGACTTGTCGTAGGCAATGTCCGCGCGACTTTCCTTCTGGATATTGCGGATAATGTCCTCGCGCACCTTGGCCACGTCTTTGGTGCCGCCGGTGTCAGGCAGGATTTTGATATTCGTCTCATTTAGCCGGCGGGCGCCGACTATCTGAGCGACAAAGGCGGGCAGGCGATTGACACTGAGTACCGGCTTGCGGGCCGCCTCGCGGCGCTGCCGCACATAGTCCTCCCACTGGTCGCCTATGACGAACCGCAGGTCTTCAAGCCCGGCCTCGCGGTTCAGGCGGTCGGCGGAAATGTCGTCATAATACTCTTTCCGCATATGCTGGAGGAACGACTGCTCGTCCTCAAAGTCGTCCGGCAGTTCGATATCGGGCTTTTGTGGCGGTCGCGGATCGTCTGGCGCAACGTCATCCGTCGGCGGAGCGCCGAAAAAATCGCGGACAAGGTTTCGCATTTATCCCATCCAGCTTGTGGCGCCAGGTGACACAGGAGGTGGAATGTATCCCGTGGACGGACTGTTTGGCAAGTCCTGGTGTGTCCCGAACACCGCAGGCTGTGAATCCTGCATCTGGGCGTTGGCAAAATACTCGTTGAAAGCGAATGTTAGCGCCACGGCATCCGCCAAGTCCGGCGAGCGCACGCCACGCTTTTTCATCTTCTCCTTGCTCTCCAGCTGGAAGTCGTTGTTCAGCTGCGGCTCCAGCTTCGGCGCGCAAATGTCGGTCTGCAACGCCTCCATGTCGGGCAGCTTCGCGGGCTCTGCGGCTATCAACCAGTCCCGCATGCGTGCCCACATTTCCGCGCGGCGGTTGCGTGGGCCGGGCATCTTGGGCTGTGCCTGCTTCGCTTGTGACGTGCCGCCAAAATTCACAGCGCGCACCACGTCGGCGTGCCGCGGCCCCAGCGACTTCAACCCGGTGATGATGGCCTGGCCGATATTTCCCGCGTCTATGTTCACGCGCGCCGGGTTGAGGGTGTCAATAAGCTGGCGTATCCACGCCGTTCCCTCCAGGTGGTCAATTTTGTTGCGGTATTCGACCTTCTGCACAACCTGACCGCGACGGTGCGCGACAGAGAAGCGATCACCGCCATTGCTGGCCGGATCCACGCCCAGGACGAGCGGACCAACCGCCTCAATGCCTTGCCGCTTGCGGGCGCGCACCACAGCGGTGTTGTTGATGAACGGCTCCATGCCCGGCGGGGCGGTCCAGGCCTCGGCCGGCGCGGCGGGATACTCGCGGCGAAACGCCTCCGGCGATCGCAGCTCCAGGATTTTGTACCGGCGCCAGCACATTTGTGCGACGCTGATGCCGTAAATGTCGGCATATTCCTGTTCCGACATTTCCCCATCATCGCCCTCATTCGAAAGGGAGAATCCCGGCTCCGGTTCGCGGGTATACTCCGCCCCGTCGGACAGGAACCACGGCAGGAAAATCAGCTGATAGTCGCCGCGCCCGGCCTCCGCATCCAGGCAGCGCTCGTAGAACTCCCCGCCGGCGCCATTGCTGGTGCTTTCCAGAATGATTTCCGTGCCAGGCAGCAGCGGAATCTGCTGCACCGACGCCGCGAAGTGGGCCGGCGCATTGGCCCAATAGGCGACTTCCGAGCCGTGGAACAGGTGCACCGTGCCACCGCGGCCGGCACCGCGTGAGCCCGCAGTGGCCACCGCATAGGAGCTTTCCAACTTATCGAAAACCAGCGATTTTGCGTTGGACTCTCCGACGTGCGGCGCGAGCGGATTGTTGCGCTGGAAACGGTCCACCATAGCAAACAGCTTGTCAGTGGAATCCTGCTCATGCGACAAAATGAACGTATTGATGCCGCGCCACAGGCTGGTGCGCCGGTAGTACCGCGCGCCCACATAGGTGCTGATGCCTGGCTGTCGGCCTTTCAGGATCAGCGCGCGAACCCAGCCCTTTTCCTCCCGCTGACGCTCCAGTTTCTCATGGCAAATGCGCTGCACCTTGTTCAGGTTCAGCTGCTCGATCGTGCTGGCTTTTGTCTTGATTTGCAGGCACTCGCGCGCGAACGGGTCCAACCCATCGCCTGCGCGGTACTTCTGCATGAGCGCCAACAACTTGGCGTCGCGTTCGCTCACCGGCTACGCCCCTCCGGGGACACAACGTGGAGAGGTCCTGCGCAAAGGAGCTGCGGGCCGGAGGGGCGTGACGCCGGAGACAGGCGTTGCGTCAGTGTGCGCCTGGCGCGTTACCGAATCCATAACACTCACTTGCGCCGTTTCTCAGTCTGGGCGCGGCGCTGGATGGCGTAGCCAATCGCTACCGCCTGCTTGTTGGGCTTGCCGGCGTGAATCTCCGCCAGAATGTTATGCTTGCGCGCGTCGTCGCTCGCGCTCCTAACCAGGGGCATCCTCAACCTCCACATAGTCCGCGTTGATGGTCTTGGCCTTGTCGGCGCGGTCCAGCCGGTCCAACAGGTCCTCCACGTTGGAACTGGCGTTGTGCTCCACGCTCGCGGCGCGCGGCAGGCCCTTGGCCCAAAGCGCCATGAATTTCCAGAACGACTCGGAATCTCGGTTGGCTTCGTGCTCCAGGCGCGCGGTGCCGCCCAGGTTTTCAAACACAATGTCGCAAATCTCATGGCGTCGCTTGGCGCTGAGATAGGGTACCAAGCCACCAGCGGGGCCGGCCATCGCGGGCAGGTTCTTGCTCATCAGAAAGTCGCCAAATCAAAGCCGTTACGACGGCACACCAACTTGGCCATGCGCTGGTAGCTCTTGCCGTGATGGTCACGCAGTCCCAGTTGATCCTGTCTAATGTGGATCATTTCGTGCGCCATGGTTTCGGTGAGCAGCTGCAGGCTCTGTACCTCGCGCGCCGACACAGAAATTTCGTGCCGAATGCCATCCTTATAGGCGCAGTGGTGGGCACGGCGATCGCGGTGCAGACTGACGATAAACTCCACGTCGTCCGGGTGCGGCA